CTCTTCTTTGTTCGACGTGATCTCAGCCATCGTGGCGCCGGTGATCGCGCGCACTAACGTGTTTCCCAGCGCGTTGATGTCTTGGCCGCCGCCGGACGTCCTCGCGTTGTCGTTAGGAGCGCGGAAGCCTGGCATCGGCGCCGTTTGCGGCAGGCGCAGGTTGCGGTTGATGTAATCGACCGTAGCTTCGCCGCCGATCGCTGAGGTAGCGTCGCGCGTGAGGATGCCCTCTTGCCCGGCCAGCGCGATCGTGCCGCCGCTGGCGTAGCGCGCAAGCACGCTGTCAACGCCGGGGATGCCATTGCCGACCACGCCGCCCGAGGCATAGCCCGGGACGACGCCTCCGTTCTGGAAACCTAGCCAGGACCACAGTGTGCCGCCGCTAGACTGCCCGGCGGAGCGGCTCAGGCTAATCAGCCATGCGATCTGTTGCTGAAACTGCCCCGTATGTGTATTGCCAATGGCCGTGGTGATGTTACCCAAGCCGTTAATCGCATTGACGAAGCGATCGGCCAAACCGTTGATCGCGCTCAACAGGCTTACCTGCGTCTCCAGATAGGTCGTCTGCTGAGAAGCCAGCGCCGTTTGCGACGCGATCATGGCGCTTTGCGCAGCGGTCAGGTTATCGTTCGACGCGCCCGTGGTGTTCACGGCGCCAGTGGTGCCGTTGATGGCCGCGGTCGTTGCCTGAGCTGCTGCGATTAAAGCTTGGGTAGCCGCGTTGGCGACTGTGCCAGGGCTGATCCCGGTCAACCCTTGCAGCGCAGCGGTCACCTGATTGTAAACGTCGGTATAACCAGACGACGACGCATAGAACGACTTGGCCTGATCAAGCAGAGTCTGGGCTACTTGGGTTATGCTGCCCAGAGCATCGCGATTGCCGCCCTGTGCCAACGCAAACTGAGTGCTAAAATTCGATTGCGCGGCCGCGAGCTGGGCCTGCGGTGACAGCGTCGAACTTGCGCCCGTCTTTAGGCCCTGTAGATAGTCCGAAATTGTCTTCGAGATGCCCTTGACGTAGGAGACTAGGTCATCAGCCGCCTTCTTCGCTGCGTCCGCAGCAGCTTGAACCGCCTCGGCGGCCGCGTCGTTGAACTTCTTGTATATGTTGTAGCGCTCTGCCTCCTGCGCCGCGACCAAGTCGTTAATGGCCTGCCCGCCGGCCATCACCTCAGCCGCGCGCTCCTGCGCTGCCTTGTATTCGAAGGACGCCAGCGCACCGCCCAAGGTGGACGTGTCCGTCGTCGCTGCCTCAAGGCGATCCCGATAGGTCTGGATCCGCTTGATCGATGCATCCAGCGCCTCCTGCTCCGCCTTCGCCTTCGCATCGGCGGCAGCCTTTTCTGCCGCGGCTGCATCGGCGGCGAACTTGTCGACGATCGCCTGCCGCTCGGCTGACAGCGCGCGCTCCAGTTCTGCGATGGCGCGATTACCTGATGCGGCCTCCTGCTGGCGCTGGCTGTTGGCCTGGACGTCGAAGGCGAGCAAGGCGCCGGACTGAGTTTGGGTATCGACACCCGCGAGCTGCGCTCGCTCGGCATAACTGATCATCCGCTCCATTGCGGCCTTGGCGTCTTTCTCTTCCTGCTCACGTTTCTTGGAGTTTCCGCCGAACCATCCGGAGACGAGCGAGCCGATTCCCTTGATCCCGGCACTGACGAAGTTGCCACTGAAGAGATCATCTACCGCCGAATTTGCCAGCTTTGTCGACAGGTTCGAGGCGGCATTGCCGAGCGAATCCATCATTGACTTGCCAGACATCAGCCCGGAAACGAGATCTTTGGTAAAGCCGTTTGCCGTGTCCTTAGCCTCACCCAGCAGGGAGTTCATCTTGATCTGCTTGGCCAGGGCGTCATCCATATGGGACTGCCACTCGGGTCCGTAGATGTTGTGCATCACGTTCGCGGCGGCTTGGTCCGCAGGGGACATAAAAAGCGTCTGACTGGTGAAGTTGGCTTGCGATTGAGCTCGAGCCAGGGCCAGAGATCGACCCGCATCGCCAGCGGCCTTCGCCTGCTTCTCGATCTCTGCCGTAAGCGTAGCCGTCATCTCGCGGTCGGACATCTGCGCTGCGGTCTTCAGCTGCAGCCGGGCACGATATTCCTCTACCGCGCCTGCGCCGAGGCCTACGGCCAGCGTGTCGGCCTGCATGCGCGCGGTATGTTTGGTGATGCTCTCCAGCGCGCGATCGTAAGCGTCGGCCTGTTCCTCCGTAGCGGTCTTGCTGGTCTTAATCTCCTTCGAGGTGTCACCCAGCGTTTTTTGCGCGATCGTGTTGGCCTCGGCAACCTTGCGCTGCTGCTCCGCTTGGTCCTGCAGGCCGGCGCGCAACTTGTTGACGGCGATCGAGTAAGCGTCCGTTCCCTTTGCCATTTCAGCCGGGTCGCTGGTGATCCCGCCAGACACCTCAGCCGCCTTGCGGCTTTCGGGCGTCGTGGTGGCATCAATGATCCACTGGCTTCCTTCGTTAATTTTTTTTGCAAACCATGCAGGCACGTCGCCGAGCTTAGCAACCAGCTTCGCGGCCCAGTCGAAACCTTGAGCTATGGTCTCGACGGTGGACACCCAGTTAGACTGAAATTCGATGCCGGCCTGGGTGAGGAGCGTCTGGACAGGGTGCCAGCGGGTTTCGAGCAGCTTTACTGCCGCGTCATAGCGGCTCTGCAGCTCGACCGCGCGGCCGATGTCTTCCGGCGAAACCAGCGTCTTCTCGGCCACCTTGTCCGCGGCCGCTTTGATCTTGTCGAGGTACTCCGAATCCTTGCGCAGGTTCTCGGCCACCTCCGGACCGAAGGCGGTACCGGCGATGTCTAGCGCGGCTAGCCGCTGACCAGCCATCATTGCCTGATTGATCAGCGATACGATTGCCTCAAAGCGCTGCTGCGTCGTGTTCGCTTGTGCAAAATCCTGGACGCCTGAATTGCCGCCGAAATTGCCGGCCTTGACGGATGCGGCAAGGCGGCTTTCCAGCGCGCTGCCGCCCAGCTGGTCGGCCGAACTCTTTTGCAGGTTCGTCAGCGCCGTCGTCAGCGCATCGACCGGGACCTTGGCGTCTTCCGCTCCCTTGATCAACTTCTGAAAATAGGTGGTCGACAGGTCAACTTTGGCGGCACTCTCTGCGATGCCGCGATAACGCTCCAGTTCCTCTCCACCGAGGCGCCACGCGTCGGCCAGCAGGCCAGCCGCATTGACGACCACGCCGACAGCACCGAGCAGCCGCAGCGCGGGCAGCAGTCGACCAAGGATAGTCGACGCGACGCCGGTGAGAGATGGATTGAAGGCTTGCATGGCCAGACCCGCCGACGTGACGGCGCCTGCGACCGGCGTGAGCGAAGCGCTCGCCAGTGCTGCTGATGCGCCAAGCCGCACGAGGCCGGAACCCGCCAGATTTGTCGCCGTGACCAGACCGCCGGCCACGGCCACCAAGGCCACGCCAGCGCCGCGCAGAGCCGGCGCAGCTAGTCCGTTGACCACCTCCCGGAAGGCCGGCGAGAACGCGTAAGCCGCCGTGCCGGCGGTGCGCAGATGGTTCGCCATTTCGGCCGCTTCAAGGCCAGCAACCGTGAAGCTGCGCGAGATATTGTCGTTCGCGACGACCTGCTGCTGCATCGACGAAGCCAGCGCGGCTCGGTCGCGCGCCATCTGCAAATAGGCTTGATTGGCGAGATCTATCGAGCGCTGCTGGTTGGCCAGCGCCTGCTCATAGGCGCCAGCCTGCCGCGCAGCACGCTCCGATGACGCGGCAACGCCGTCCTGAGCCTGGCCGAGCCGGGCAAGCTTCTGGGACGTCTCATCGACGCCGACGGTGCGGCTTTCGATGGTCAGCCGTCGGACGGTTTGCAGCGACGTGGCCATGAATGGTCAGGCTTTCGGCTTGTCGGAGGGCTTTGAAGACGCGGTTTCTGTGAGGTAGGTGCTGTCCATTCGCCTGATCAGCACCACGAGACGGTCGAAACGCTCGTCCCGGTAACGATGTCGACGCCCGTAGGCGTCGATGGAGACCCACATGATTGGCCCCTGACCGAACCCGACCTGACGGTCGCCGTTCAGATCCCAGAAAGCCTGCCAAGCCCATTGCAGATGCTCGGCAAGCTCGGGCCGGGTTGCCAGCGCGTTGAGATCGCGGCCCTGCTCATCCGACATATCCTCAAGCCACTGGAGCTTATCGCCCCACTTGAGATGCCAAAGCAGGACCTCGATCAGTTTTTTGCGTCGCCCTCGTCGGCTTCCGCATCGTCTTCCGCGACGATGCTGCAGGCGAAGATCATCGCATCGCGAATCTTCTCGTAGTCTGGGTCCGTGAGGAACGTGTCGAGCATTTCGAGCGTGAACGGGACCGGCTGATCGTCATCGCCCACGATGCCGTCCCAGTCGGTGATCAGGCTTTCACGGATCCGCACGTTCAAGATCGCGCGGTTCTCGTCGGCCGAAACGTTGCCGCGGAGCCGGCGGCGCTTCGGGATCTTCTCCAGCTCGCGCTCCTGGACTTTCTTGTCGTCCTTGTTGTTGAAACCACGCGCCTTGAACCGGACGCCCGGCATGTCGCGGATATCACCGACCCAGGCGCCCTGCTCGGCACGCGCGGAATTGACCTTCAGGTCCGAGAGCTTCACTTCGCATTCTCCTGTTTCAGTTCATTCTTGATATCGATCGCGCTTTCCGCCTGCCGCTCCGTGGCTTCCTTGGCGTGGCCCTTCTCGATAATGAGCCGCTGGAAGTCGGCAGGAAGGCCGGTCACCACCTCGTCTTTGGCGAAGCGCCGGGCCTTCTTGCCATCGGGGTAGCCGGTAAAGCTCTCTTTGATTTTGACGGTCATGTCGCTCTCCGTTAGGCAACCGCGCGGGTGATCTTGATGGTGCAGTCGTCGGCGTCGTTCAGCACGGCGCGATATGGGATCGACACCATGACATCGTCGTCATTGCCGCCGGGCCGGCGTTCGCCGTTGCCCAGAATGATCTTGCCAAGATCGAACTGATACTTCTCAGCCGTGTCGACGCCGACGACGAACGAGAGCGCAGCGCTTCCGTGATCGAGCACGGCCTGATAAAGCGCGTTGGTCTCGAAATAGCACTCCATCGTCCCGGACACTTCGCAGCGGCCGTAACCGAAGCTGTCGGAGTATTCGGAACCAACCACGGGGCGCGTGCGGAGATTGTTGTTGATCTCCAGCGACAGACTTTTCACTTTCGGCGCCAGCGCGCCGACAGTCAGCGCAGCGACGTTAGCCGAGGCTGTCGACACCGGCGTATCGGTCGGATCGAGATAGGTCGCGCCAGTGATGATGGTGGTGGCCAGCAATTCTTTCTGGCCCATCAGGCTGAGCGAGCCGGTGATTGCAGCGCGTGAATTGATGGTCAGCGACATCGAATTGACCATGATGCCGGTGAAGCGGCTGAAGCTGTCCGTGGCGCCAAGCTCGAGGAACTCCTCGAACGTGTAGGATGCTGGCGTAACGCCGTTCTTGATGACGTCCGAGGCCCAGGCGCCGAACATCAGACCTTCGAGCAATTTGTCGAGCGTGCCGTAGGTCAGCTCGAAATCGTAGGCACCGGCGACATCTTTGCCGAGTAGGAACTCGTCGCGGACGTTCCGGTCCGACTGGATTTCCTTGGAGGTGTCGGTAGCCTTGTTCGTCCGAGGACCGCCGCCGGTCGCCCGAAAGGTGTCGAATGCAGGCGTCGCCGGGGTGACGCCGTAGGTGGCTTCCTTGATGTAGGCAATACGGCGGCTGCTGCCAGAACCGATGGTCATGGTCAATTCTCCAAGGTGAGATGGTTGTGGCTGTTAGCCGATCAGGTCGTACTGGTAGGGCACGGCGACGCGGAGCTTGAAGGTTTGGCCGTCTTCGTTCTCGTCGCTGTAGATCGCGCTGTTCGGCGCGAATGTCTTAACGCCGGCAAAGGACTTGCCACGAAACAGAGCTGCCAGTTCGTCAATCCACGGCAGCCAAGCATCGGCGCCGGACTGGCGCTCTACGTGAAGGGTCAGCAGACAGCCGCCGGCCTCGCGCCAGATGTTGGATCCCGGCGCGCCGACGCTCTTCTGCTCGGCGGTCGAAACCGGAAACTGGACTTCGATAAAGGGCGTCTGAGGAACAGCCGATCCGACGTTCATGTCGCCCTGCACCGGGCAATTCGACCAGCCGTCGGCGAGGCGCGCGCGAAACGCGGCGACGACTGCAGAATGTGCCATCAGCCAACCCTGATTGTGATCGTCGGCTTGCCATCGAGATACGCAAACTCGACGGCAGCGGCGGGGTATCGCGCCGCTGCCATGGCGGCGACGACCTGGTAGACACCGCTCGGTGCCTGCTTCGACTCCGGGGTGCCGTCCTCGCCCTCGATCTCGCCGGCGTAAGGGACAGCAGACATGAACTGGTAGACCTTGGCGGCTGGCGGCTGCTCTGGATCGGCGAGCGCGCCATCAGCATAAAATTCATGCGAGGCTGCATATCTGCCAGAGCGCACAGGGCTGACCAGCTTGAGCAGCGCCCAGATCCAGGCGAACAGGTCGAGCACCAAGTCGAAATCGAACACGATCGTGCCTTGCGGCTTGACCCGGTCGACCGCGGCGCCCTCGACGCCATCGACGGTCTGCAGGACCGGCGGCGCGTGGCCGAGGGCTTCGGCGTTCACAGCCTGGACCTCAGCCAATTGATTCTCGGCAAACTCAGCGATCAGCGCGCTGGTCGCGGTCGCCGAGACGTCCTCGGCGAGGAAGGCCTGCAAGTCGAGCGGCTCAATCACCGTGCGGTGCATCAGCCCTTGACCTTCATTTCAAGCCGCACCAGCACGCCGGAGGGGCGAAAGGGTTTCAGCACCTGCACATTGCAGGTCACGCCCTCGATGATGACCTTGTCACCCTTCTGAGGCTGTCCGGGCGCCCAAGACGCAAAGGACGTTGGCGACAGGATCACCATATGATCATCCTGTGTCAGCCCGGCGGTCAGTTCGTCCTCGTTGAGGGTCCGGACATGCGCGCGGATCGGCGTGCCAAGACCGAGCTTGGTGGCGGCCGGGCCGGTGCCAACAATGCGGTACATCTCGACGTCCTGACCCAGCTCAGCGAGCGCGAAGTCCAGCGTCGAGATACATTCTTCCGCGATATCCATCACGCGTTTCCGACAAAAGAGCGCGCAGGCCCCGTCTCGCTGCAGGCGGTGCTCATGGGTAGACCTGATACTGGGCCAACAGGCTATCCGACGCTTTCTGCATTGATGCCGCCGCGCCATCGGGCAGGCTATAATCCCAACGGCCGACACCATCGACCGTCTTGCTCTTCAATGAACCTTCGTCTGCAGGCACAGCATCACGCAATATGCCGGCCATCATGATGATGGCGTGCTTAATCGGAGCCGGCAGCGGCTTTGCCGGGGAGGCCCCGTAGCCAGCCCGCCAACGATAGGCACGTGTCACGCCGTCGTCCGAAACTTCGTCGCTTACAACGTCGACGAAGGGAGGCAGCGGCAGGCGCGCCGTATCTACAATGCAACTCGCGGGCACGGTAATCTCGAGGGTCTGAAGCCCGATGGCCCGACGGAGCGTGCCGTCGAGACCGTCGATGCGCGCCTGAGCAACAGCCAACAGCATGTTCACGTAAGAATCCGCCTCGTCTGCCGTGAATACCTTGGCGGCCCTGGCTTCGGCTGCGGTGACAACTGTTGCCGGGGCCTCGATCACTACGGGGATGTGCATCAAGCGTGCTCTTTATCCAGAACGACGGGATAGATCAGGCCGCGGCGATGGCCGTCGTCGGCAGTGACGTCACCGAGGAAGGCACGCCGCTGCTGGTCGCCGTGACCGTGCAACTCATCGTGGCGCCCACGTCGTCAACGGACAGGACGCGCGTGGCGGCCGTGGCGCCGGAGATCGGCACCCCCGACCGATTCCACTGATAGGCGAACGTCGGAGACTTGCTCCAGGTGCCCGTCGAGCACGTCAGGGTCTGGCCCTGCGTCTTGGTGCCGGTGATCACCGGCAGCACAGAATTAATCGGCCGCTTGCCGGCAGCGTCAGCGGCGCGGCGGTAGGCGGCCTTGCCGCGATGCCTCTGAATGGATCCGCCCATCTCAGGCGCCCTTCCGGGAGCCGCGGCGAGCAGCCTTGTTGAGCGGCGCCGAGGCCATCTTGTTCAGTGGCTCAGGCGCAGCCTTCTCGCTGACGAACGAGACGACACCGGTGCTTTCCAGCCGCTTGGCGTCATCCTCGGGATATTCGACAATGCTGCCGATCGGCATGCCGTCCAGAGGGCGGAGCAGCTTCACTTTGGTAGCCATCATGCAGTCTCCTGCTGTTCAATGGTGGAGGCGGAAGCGGGAGGGCATGCCCTCCCGCTTTGCTGTCGGTTAGACGCGGCCGAGGTCGCCGTAGACCAGCGCGGCTTCGCGATAGATTGCCAGCGCCAGCCGCTCTTCTGCGCGGATGGTGACCTTGTTCTTCACGAAGTTGTCCTGGTCTTCGGTCGAGACTTCGACAGTCGCGTCCTGACGGTCGAAGATCTGCGCGGCGAGATCGAAGGCGCCGACCAGCGCCTTGTCGACGGTGACGGCCTGGGTCTCGACGACCGGGAGGCCCCACAGGCGCTTGTTGATCGTGCCCTGCGGGTCGCCGATCAGATAGCCGCCGGCGGTGTCCTTCGACATCTCGATGGCGGCCATGTCGATCGGGTTCATCACGATGCCGTTGGCCGGGTATTCGGCCAGTGCCACCTGCAGAATCATCAGGCGGACCACGTCGACCGGGGTCGTCGCGGAGAGACTGCCCGGGGCCGCGTAGGCGGTCGCCGCGGTGATGAGGCCGCGGAGGTTCTGGCCGGAGCCGGAGCCCGTGAGCAGCTGCACTTCTTCCTGGAAGGCCAGGCCGTAGCGCAGTCGCTGGTCGATGATCGAGCGCAGCGCCGGCGCATCCGCGAGGATCTGCACCGACGTGCGCATCCAGTGGGCGATGGTGCGAACCGTCGCCGTGGCTTCCTCGTACTGCAGTTCGGACTGCGGCTTGAGGGTGCCTTCGGCGACCGGCGCGGCGCTATTGGTGAACACCTTCTCCTTGTCGTATTCGATCGAGGAGGAGTTGGTGCTTCCCTGCGCCAGCAGCGCGCGGATGGTCATACGCCGCTGCGGCAGGATGGTGCCGGCCACGCGCTGGGACTGCACCAACGTGCCGACCGAACCGGCGGCGTCCGTGGTGAGCGAGGTAATGTCCTTCACCTCGACGATGGCGCGGCCGCGCGGCCGGGTCTGGCCGGCGAAGGCCTTGAAGCCCTCGTCCTCGACGAAGCGCTCGCCGGCGGTCTGCGCACCGGCTTCGGAATGACCGCGGCGGGCCATCTTCTGCTCCATCTCGTCGAGCCGCGACTTGGCGTCGTTCATGCCGATGATGGCCTGGTCGGCAAGTTCTTTCGCGGTGTTGGCGAGCGGCAAACCCTTGGCGGCTTCGGCGAGCGCCTTCTCGGCGATCTCCTTGACGGCGTCGTGAGACTTTTGGAACTGCGACTTCACTTCGATCGCGAGGTCTTCGATGGTCTTCTTGTCGAGCGCCGCGGCACCGGCGGCGTCCGCCATGAAGCCGATGCCCTGATGGGCAGAGGCATGATCGAAACCGCAAAGGACGGCGAGCGCAGCCACGGCAACGAGGCCGAGCAGACCGAGCACAAAGGTTCGGTTATTGGTGGTGTATTTCATCGTGATGCCCTTTCGGCGTGATGATGGGAAGCGTCAGGAGGCCTTCAAGAGAGCTTGAAGGAATTCGGTAGCCGAGGCCGCGCCAGCAGGTTCCCCCTGCCCTTTCAGGTGGAGGCGCGCGGCGCGCTCCGCCTGCGAATTCGACAGGCCCAATCCCTTGAGCCACGTCTCGAACTCGCGTTCCGTCAGCCGGTCACCGGCCTTCAGACGTTCCATCAGGTCGTGCGCGGCCTTGGCCGCCTTGACACTCTGCACAACAGCATTCTCGTTGGCGCCGACCGACACCACGCTGATCTCGATCAGGTCCAGCTTGTCGAGGGTCCAGATGCTGGACTCGGTGTCGACGCTGTATTCCTTGATCCGATAACCGATCGACAGGCCGTCGATATCGCCGGCCTTCAACAGCGCCTGCGCTTCGCGGCCGCGCTGCACGTCCATGTTCAGCTTGCCTTTCAGCAGCAGCCCATGACTGTCTTCCTTGGCATCCAGCCACTTGCCGATCGGCTCGTCCGAATTGTGTTGCCAGAACAGCTTCGGCATCGTGCCTTTGGCCTTGTGCTCGGCCAGGCTCTCCTGGAATGCGCCTTCGGCAATGACATCGCCATAGGCATCCGGCTCGCCGCCGAAGGTGCTGCCGTAGCCCTCGAACTCTCCGCTTTCCTTGAGCGACTTGATCTCAAGAACCGGCGCTGTTTTCTTGTTCATATCGATCACCTAGGCGGGTGGAGTTGCCGGCGCGCTTGATCCGCCGGTGTCGTCGGGCTTGGGCTTGATCGCATCGGCAAGCGGGATGTCCTGCATCTGCACGGTCACGACGTCGCCGCCGGCGATCGGCGGCAGATTCTCCAGGGCGCGGCATTCGTTGCGTGTCGCGATGCCCATGCGGATCGCCTTTTCGTAGGCGTTGTACCGGGCCTCGGTGTCACCGCGCAGCAGCGCATCAAAGTTGAATTCGATGGTGATGCCCTGAGCGCGGCGCTCGGCGAGCGGCACGAGTTGTTTCAGCAGCGATTGCTCAATGCGCTTGATGCGTTTGCGCAGCGTGAACTTCTGGAAGCCGAGAACATCGACCTCCTTGCCGGTGCCCCAGTTCGACGACTTGTCGCCGAACCCGACCATGCCCGGCGGGATACCGAAGATCCGGCAGATTTCCTCGCCGCTGAATTTGCGGCTTTCCAGCATCTGCGCGTCGACCGGGTTGATGGTGAGCTGTGACCAGGTCAGCCCGCCATCGAGCAGCATCGGCAGGCCCTGGCGGATGGAGCCCATGTATTTTTCGGCCAGATGCTTTTCGAGCGCATCGCGCTGCGGCTTGGTGAGCGTGACCTCCGGCTTGGTCGAAAGGATGCCGCTGGGATTGACGCCGTTCTCGAACATCGCGCTGGCTGCGCTGTCGGCGGCCATCGCGTCGTCGAATACGTTCCGGCAGATGGACAGCGTCGAGGTGCCGGACAGCGCGTCGCCGATCGGACCGCGAATGTGGAGAACGTCATCGCCCCGCTTGACCGAGCGAACTCCATTCTCCGTCCACTCGTATTGCAAGTCACCGTTGTCGAGGCGACGGACCTTCATCAGATCGGGCCGCACCGGGTGCAGCGCGTTCAGCACGCCGCCGCTGCGCTTCTCCATCACGGCATAGGCATTGCCGTAGAGCTCGATGCTGGCAGCCATCACCTCCCAGAAATCGACCGCCGTCTGATCGTAGTTCGGGCTGTCGTGAAGCACGAAGTAGAGCGGGTGATCCTTGGCCACGGTGCGGATGCCGTTGGCATCGGTGCGATAGACCATCAGCGGCAGCGACGAAATGGTACCGGCGATGAGCTGGACGCACGCCCATGTCGCCGACAGACCGATCGCCGCACTTGCATGCATCCCACGCGAGTCGCGATACTCGGCGACCGTCATCTGGTTGGTGACGAAGTTGTTGCCGTTCTGCTCCGAGACCTGCGACCCGCGCCACGGCTCGATGTCCTTGGCGCCGTCGAGGCGCAGCAAACGTGTCAGCCAGTTCATGCGTAACTCGCGATCCAGGAGTCGGCATCGAAGCCCTGGGGATTCCAGCTCATCAAGATGGCCGCCTGGATCAGCGCGATCAGCGGGTCTATCTTCGCCGATCCTGAAACCTGCTTGGTCACCATGACGGCGTTCCCGCTCCGGACGATTTTGGCGTTGCCCGCGCACCACGCCATCATGGCCTGGTCGCAGTGGGTGAAGGTGCCGTTGTCCAGCTTCAGCTCGAGTCCCCACACACCGGGTGCGAGAGCCGGGCCCTGGCGCAGGCGCTTGATCTGCTCCGGTTGCAGACCCGCTTCGTCCAAGGCTTCGAACATCGCCGCGGCGTTATTCGGATCGATGCCGAACGCGTCCTTTGGCGGCAGCTTTCCGGACGCAACGACCTTGGCGACGAACTGGGTAAACTTGGCCTGGCGGGTCGGCCCGTCAGCCGTCGTCAGCGAACCTTCGTCTTCAAATTCGGCAAGGTGGGCGGCGATGTCCTTGCGCCGCTCCGCGACCTTCGGATCAGCGAAGGCGTGGCCCCATGCCATCCATTGCCGTGTCTTCCTTTGGCGGCCAATCACCGCCAGCGCCATCAAGTCGTCCAGCCCGCCGCCGTCGCCACCCATGGTGACCACGTCGCATTGCGCCAGGATGACTTCGAGCGTGAGCTGCGGGTCTCCGCGCGCTTCCCAAAACTCGGCACCACGCCAGCCGTCGTTTGAGATACCGACGCCGATCTCGATGTTGAGATGCTGCGATACCCAGATCTGTTCGGCTTCGCGGTTGACCTTGCCGTTATTCTCGTAGTCGTCGGACAGCTTCTGCGGGTCGATCGACCGGCCGAGGTTGGGCAACAGCTGCGACCAATTGGCGACGTCGCGCCAGTAGTCCTGATCGCGCTGAAGCGCCTGCGGATATTCGTACAGCACCGGCAGCATGATCGGGTTCTTGCCGCCGACGCCGTCCCGGATCGAGCGCGCCTTGAGCAGTTCGGTCTTCCAGATCCCCGCCGGCGCCTCGTCCGACTGGGTGGTGATCATCAGCACCTGGCCGCCCTGCATCGTGATGCCGCCGCCGCGGATCTGCTGCATCACCGCCGCGGCCTTGGCCTTCTTGCCGATCTCGTGCAGCTCGTCGATGATCGTCAGGATCGGAATTTCGCCGGTGACGATCGTCGTGTCGAACGTCTTCACGTTCAGCTGCGTTCCGGTCTTGATCCGCGAAATGCACTTCAGGTGGTCCTGCACCTTGAATATCTTGTCGAGCCGCGCGTCGAGCCGGATCATACCCTGCGCCTGCTCGAAGCACCGCTCCGAAATGTTCTGACTGGGCGCGACGATCAGCATCTGCTGGTTCGGCGCTTCCTCCATGAACAGCGCCGTGAGGCCGAGCGCCGCGACGTAGGTCGTCTTCGAATTCTTCTTCGGCACCATGCAGAGCAGCTCCCACACGAGCCGTCGCTTGGTCACCGGGTCCTCGCTGGTGAGGAACGCACAAAGGATATCGCGGAACCAGTCGCCGCAGGCTTCCGACAGCGCCGGATTGCCCGGCACATCCGGCAGCCGCAGCCGGTTGAAGAATGCCAGCGCCTTGGTCGCCTTCGCCTGGTTCAGCGGGACGCTAGCCATCGGCGTCTCGCGGCGCTGGATCTTCTCCCACCAGTCCGGGCAGGCGAACCGCGGCAGCGATTCAGTGGGTAACATTTTGGGCCGAGGCCTCTTGCTCCAGCTCGGCCATCAAATCTGCGTCGGCATCGGCGGCCTGCTGCTTGTCGACCACCTTCTTGCCGACGCGCTCTGGTGCAACTTTGTCGGCCGGCGGCGCCGACGCCATGAAGCGCTCGGCCTCCATTCGGTCGTTGCGCTCCATCAGCTTTCCAAATTCCTTGAGCGCCCCCACGTTGCCGCCCTCGGCCAGTTCCCACGCCAGCTCTAGGCGGCGAAGTTCCAACCGGTCACGCGCGACCTGCTGCTGGCGCAGCTCATAAAAATAATACTTGTGCAGGGTCGGCAAAGTGACGCCGAGCGCGGTCGCTATCCGGATCGTCGACCACCCCAGCGCCAGCAACATGCTGACTCTGTTGCGAGTTCTGGCCGTGACCTCATGCACCGGCCGCCCGCGCTTCTTGGGCGCGTCGATCCATGGGTTGCCGAAGAGGTCAAAAATCGCATCCACGTAAATAAAATCTCCGAATGAGACCCAAGCCGGTCCGGGCTCCCTAAGGCCCCAGACTTTTGATACCCCCCCCTCCCTCAGTGCCAGACGCCGCGCTGGTGCAGCGTCGCCTGCTCGGCGCGCTGCTTGTCGACGTCGTGGCATCGTTTGCAGAGGGTCTGCAGGTTGTGCTCGTCCCAGAACAGGCGGGCATCGCCGCGGTGAGGGATGATGTGATCGCACACCAGCAGAGAGGTATTGCCTTCGAGCTTGCCGCATGCGCGGCACTGATACAGATCACGAAGGAAGATCGCGAGGCGAAGGGCTGCCCAACGGGCGGTCTTGTACCAAGCGCGCCACGCCGGTGCGGCCCTGCTCTGGCTTGACTGCATACCCTTGATGAAAGAAGCCCGCTCCGGACAGTGACGAACGGAGCGGGCTTAAGTCTAGGGAGGAAACGCCCAAGAAAGGCAGCGACCGGGGTTCCAGCTCGACCGCATGCCCTACGCAAGCAAAAGCCCCGCACTGGGGCGGGGCTGTGGATACGCTTCGCGCGGTCGCTTGCCTCTGAGGCTGAGCGATGCGCCGAGGGGCTTGGCCCTCTCACGAACCGTGCCAACATCCGTGGGATGCTAGACCGGTTCGATCTGCTCTTCGGTCACTTGGACCGGCTGCAGGCGTCCGAACATAGACATGAGAACACTGAGTCGCCCCTTGGAGTCCAGCCCTTCGAATCTTCCAGTGAAACCACGGAACGGTCCGTCGCTAACTCTGACCTCGTCACCAGCCTTGAACAGCAGCGCTCGCTTGCTCCGCGGGACGTTCGCTAACTGAACGATGGTGAGAAGATTGTTGCACCATTCATCGTCAAGATAAGCTGTCCACGGGCCGAACTGCAGCAGGTCGATGACGCCTTCAGCTACATTTCTCAGGCCGCTTCCCCAGCAGATCTCACGCTCAGGCACAAATACAAGCCCAGGAAACACAGGAACGATGACGCGCCGCTGAACCTTGCGCTCCGAGTTGTTCCATCGCGAACGTTGCGTGATTGATTGATACTTCGGCATCATCGGCAGGTAACCGTCGATGCCGTGCATCTTGAACGCCCGCATGATCTTGGCCTCACTGCCTGGGTGGATGCGATAGGCATAGAGCTTTTTCGGATCCATGCTCGCCAACCAAAGCGGGAGCGCGATTGCATCGTTCAAAATTCCCGGAATGATATTCGGACCCATCACGCCTGCTCCTCCGCGCCCTCGACGTAGATTGAACCATCCTTCCGCGGCGGCCATGGCCATGGTGCCAAGGCGCCCTCGCTCAGCCGCCGACGCGTCGCCAGGGTGAGGTTCTCTTCGACGAAGGCCTCCCAAGCGCCGGCCTGCTGGCGATCAAGCTCAACCCATTCCTCACGCGGCATCGCTTGCGCCAGCGCGACCAGCCGCGGCGTGATGGGCTTGAGGTGGCGCACGGTGCCGTCGGGCCCGCGCATCACCGATCGGAGGAAATCAGTCGAACCCGCGATCCGATGCAGCGCGGTGATCGCCTTGGCTTCCGGCGTATCCGGGCCGTAGGTCGAACTCACCGGTTTTTCGGCCTCCGCCTTCGTGGCGAGCAGCGTCCAGCGTTTCTGCTCGAGGTAGGTCCAACCCGCCGGCACATGAGCGCGCTTGAGCCGCTTCAGGTCGGCTAGAAACGGCCCTATGCCATCGAGAGCCGCTTTGCGCTCGTCGTCAGACAGGCCTGCAGCGGCGTAGGCGGTTCGCTGTCGATCGTCAGCTGCCGAGGTTGGCCATCGCGTTTCGAAATCGACGATGAACCTTGCTACCCCGTCTCGCGCGCCCGCGCCCGCATCTCTCTCAGGTTCAAGGGGGGGACGTTGTAAGGGGACGTTCTTGGTGCCCACGTATGTATGGGCACCCCGTGCCCGCTCTACGTGGGCACCCGGGTGCCCACTGGTGGGCAGGGGTGCCCGCTGGTGGGCACCCTTCCCCTCGGATTCCGATAAGGATTCGCTATCGTTCGCGGCGACGACTTCATCATCACGATCGAGCAAAACCCGATAGGCGAACGACAGGCTGGGCTGCGTATCTTCATCGGCGTTCAGTTCGCGTCGCCGCTTCTGCACCCAGCCCGCTTCGTACAGCCGCTCGAGCGAGCGCTGCAGCGTGGCGCGTCCGCATTTGATCTCGCGCGCCATCTTGACCTGGCTGCGCCGGCACCAGCCAAGGTCGTCGATATGGCGGCCGAGCAGGCACAGCACCTGAAGATCGCGCGGCTCCAGCGTTTCGTCGGTGACGGCGCCGGCCGGGATAATAGAATAGCGGGGGCCGCTCATGATATTTCCGATGTGGTGACAGGAATCTGGACGCAGGAGGCAACGAAGGGATCGCAGGGCGGCGTGGCGGCGCAGACGATCCGCTCGCCATCGCGCCAGAAGTCAGTCCAGTGCCGGGCGCGGCCGGCTTCCACCTGGTGGTGACCGACCTTCGTGATGCCGCAGCCGTTCAGGCAGGTTCGCTCGGTCTTGTGCGGGAAGCGCGCAGGCTCGCCCCAGCGATGGCGGGCACTGGTCATGCGATCTCCGGCGGCAGAAGGAGGCGCTCGACGATGCGCGGCGTCGCCATGCGCTCCAGGGCTCCGCGCTCGACGGCGAGGTTGAGCCGGTCGAGCCATATCTGCGGCATCATCTTGATCACGCGCGGCTCGCCGGCCAGGTTTATGATCACCTCCTGCAATTCGCCAAGCGCAGCACCTTCCAGCACCAGCCGACAGATCACATCAGCGACCTTGTCGCCCGGAAAACCGCCGCGCGCGAGCACCGTCAACAGCGGCATGGGAATCGTGCCGGGCACCGTCACGTGCCCCTCCGCTGGTCGAGAGCACTGCGGCCCGGTAAGGGGTCGCCGAAGATCGCAGCGGTGAGATCGTGGTGCTGCAGCGCCATCCGGCGGTCGCGCTGGCGCAGCAGGTCGTGACTGACGCCGGTCCGGTCATATCCGGCGATCGGCTTAATCGCGCCCGAAGGGTGCAACTCGCCATATTTGGTGGCGCTGGCCCCGATGCCGCGATCCAGCGCGCGGTCGATATCGGTGAACAGATGGCCGGCAGCGCGCATGCGGTGCAGCACATCGATATCCTCGGCCGTCCATAGCCTCAGCGGCCGCCGCGCCTTCAGCCCGGCGGCGGTCGTGGCCTGCACCCGCTCTGCGGCCACGCGCATCTGCTTGAGCTTGCGCCATACCGAGATAACCGAACGGCCGATCGCTTCGGCGATTTGCTTCGGCTTGGCGCCCTGCCCGCGCATCCGCTGCAGCGTCGCCACCTCTTCCTCTGTCCAGAAAAGATTCGCCATCATGGTCGTTCCAAGATCGGTGCAGATGGGCATCCCTCAATGGCGGCCTCAGCGACAGCGGCACGAGCCCACGTCTCATCGCGCCGGATCTGCTCGCAGCGAATGTCGCCCGCGACCGCGGCATAGCCGGAGCCGTCGATGTAATCGTCGATGTTGAAGGCACCGGCGTATCGGCGGGCCACCTTCAGGATCTCCATCAGGCAGGCGACGTCGTGCGCGTCGAGCGGATGCTTCGTCGCCTTGCCCATGCCGCGCAGCGCGCCGTTCCACATGTCGGCGATGCGCTGGTGATTGTCCGTTTTGTTGCCGTGGGTGAGCTCGCGGTCACCGCCGACCAGGCCGGCCGCTGCGGTCGCGATTTCAGACGCCTTCATTTGAGTTCTCCATGAGGTCGACCAGCCCGCCGATGGGGCCGGACGGCTTGCCGTCGGCGTCCCGCGTGATCGCGTGGCGGATGGATTGAATCGGCACGCCGTGTTGAAGCGCGAGGCTCAGCAGCACGGCGGAATCCCGGGCGAGCGTTTCGGCCTGCGTTCCCGACTTCGCGCAGTTCAGGAACACTTCGGAGATTGGCGCTTCGGGATCCGCGCGGCCGAAACCGACGATGTAGTCCAGCCCCAAATGACTGAACGTTGTCGTTTCGTGCATGCGGCGCGGCGGCAGCGGTGTACGGCTCACTGCGTCGCCTCGCCCGCATCGCGCGTCGGCAGAAAATCAGGCACGTCGAGCGGCTCTTCGGCGCTTTCGATAACCTCGCCGGTTTCAGGATCATGCGGCGGCAGCGGCGCTTCATAACCCCACGCGTCCCAGCCTGGGCGCGCGCGGCGCGCGTTTAATTCGATCTTCGGCAAGCTCGGAAAATAGGACTCGATGAAATCATGGAAGCAGCCTGGCTTGGCGGAGTGCTCACCGAGCGGCGCATCGATCACGCTGGCTGATTGCGTCCCCATCGCCGGCGCCGGCACCTTTCCGCGCGTGCCGACCAGCAATAATTCGTGCTGATTTCGAAACCAGTAGCCGGTCCCGATCCGGTCCTTTTTCCAGATCGCATGACTTTTGTATTCGAAACCCCATGCCGCCATAACGCGTAGCGCATCGAGCAGCATCGGCGCCGTGGCCCACAGGAACAGCACGCAATCATCGGCGGCGATGTCGACCACAGGCCGGGCGCAAATCGCATCGGTCTCGGAGGTCGGATAGTGGTTGTCGGCGGCACGGTCCATGCCCCGTTCGAGGCTGTAGGTCGCGAACCGCCATTCCGGGTCGGCGAGGATGAGGCCGTACCTTTTGTCTGGGAGCGCGCGCTGACTCTCGCCGAGCTGCCGCTCCCGCTCTTCGCGCGCGGCCTTCTTGTCGACATGACGGCCTTCCGACAGCACGTCGAAGGAGCGCTTGTTTGGATTTGCCTCTGCGTAGGCGCGACAGCGCGCCACCAGGCGCTCAAAGCTGTCGCCAGGGATGGCGGCAATCTTCTGCTCTTCAGAAGATTCGTTACGAGAAATTCCAAGTTCATCGAGCGTAAAAGAAATGTCATTCGTGGATGACATTTCTTTTGAAGCCTGGCCGCGCCTGATCTGACCGGCGGCCTTCATGCTGGCGAGGATCTCCCCGCGGCGCTTTTTGGCGCGCACCCGGATCTCGATCGCGTCGATCTCGATTTGCCGGTTTCGGATACGCCGGCCGTATTCGCGGACCGCAGCGGCCTTGTCGATCCAGTCGGTGACTTCATCGACGCTCTTCGCCTCGGCGATCGCCCGGCAGGCGGCGTCGTATTTCAGAACCGCGCTCAAAGCCGGTCACCCAGATGCGGCACGTCGCCAAAAGGTTCGGCAAACGGGTCCGGCTGCAGCTTGAGCGGCCACGTGATCGTCAGGGCGGCGGCAGCCAGTCCCATCGCGCATAAGCCCATCGACAGAAAAAACGCCATCAAAGCGCCCTCGCCTCTTTGAGAAATTGCTCGCGGGAAAAGTCCGAACCAGCCGGCGCCGGAGACGCCTGGCCGGGCATGACAGCGCCGGCCGGTTCGTTCGCCGGCGCTTGGGGGACCGCCGGTGAAGGGGCGCGCAATGCGCGCAAATGAGCGTGGAGATCGCCGGATGCAACTGGCGCTGCATCCGGTTCTCCCACTACGTTGGAGGTGCCAACCGAACCAACGGAGGACGAAATGTTTGAAGACTGGAAAAAGGATGCCCGGGGCAACATCAGCGTGAACCCCCTTGTCGGGTTTTCGACGATGATTGCGGCCGAGACGGCAATCGGGGTGAAGCTCGATTACCTAGTGGATGGAGACAAATTCGAAAAACCGTCGGGCGGTCTGCAACTGGTGTTGACGCCGAGCCAAGCAGAAGAGCTTGCTCAGGCGCTACTGACCGCAGCGAACAAGGTTCTGCAAACGAAGCCGACGGGCCTGCTTTCATAAGGTCGGTGCTGGTCGGCGCGCGGGGCTGCGTCATTCCGCGGCCTCCGCCTGCAGCGCTTCGATAGCGCGGCGGTTTTCTTCGAGCTGCCTACGAGCAGCATTGACGTCGAGCTGCTTGCGATACTTCGAAAACCACTCCGGGCTTTCATCGCCCATGACGGCGAAAAGCACATCGCGACCAAGCGGCGAACGCAGAAGCTTGGTCAACACCGCGGAATTTTCGACGCGAAAGCCGGCCAGGAGCTTCTGACAATTGCTCAATGGCTCATCGATCAAAATCGCAAGGTGCTGCGCGGCCTTAACCGGCGGCAGCAGCGCCTTCACCTTCTGCATGACCGGAGAAATCTGATTCCCGATCGGCGCATTCTGATTCCCGATCCGGCTATCGGCCGCCGCCGTACGATTCCGGTTCGGGAAACGCGCTGATTTGGCCACAGCGCGTGACCGGGCTACGTGCTTCGTCATGAGTTCACCTGTTCGGAGAGCAGCGATGTCTGAGGCGAAGGCGATGGAACGTGCATGGAAACGAGGGTGTCGTAGCTCACGCCAGCAATGCCGCGCTCACGCGCGGCCTCGACCAGCTTTGGCCAGTAGCGAACTGGAATTGATGCTCGACGGCGCATTTCGGACGCCGTCGAAAGATTGAGACCAAGGGCAGCCGCAAAAGCGCCCGTCCCTTCAAAGCCCGCGAAAACGTCGTCGACGGTGTTCATACCCCGCCGCGTACATGATTCGTGTTCGCGTGGTCAACATTATTCGTGTTTACACGTTATGGGAAACTCTGCATATGAGTGAAATGGGCGAACGACTAAAGCGAGCACGAGAGGCTGCGGGATATCCATCCGCCCGCGCGGCGGCGACGAGGAAAGACTGGAAAGTCTCCACGTATGCGGCTCACGAAAATGGTCAGAACGAATTCGGACCAGACGAAGCCCAAAAATACGCCAAGGCTTTCAAGGTCAAGGCGGGCTACCTGCTCACCGGCGAAGGCGAGTCTGACACAAGCGAGCAGGTACGCGTGCCGCTCGGCGGAGAATTTGCGCCCGACACAGATGGTGGGGACATCCCGCTAACCGAACTCGACCGGCCCTTCCCGGACGCTCTTCCGCAGATGGTGGGGCGCATAGGCGGCGGATCGACGGGTGCGGTGATAACCATCGACGTCGGCGAAATGCAGACTCGTGAGGAAGTCGGCGAGTGGTGGCGAATTCCGCCTGTCGTCTTACGCGGCCTGGCCCGATCGGATGTCGCAAAGACTGTGGGCTTCGCCATGGACGGCGACAGCATGGAGCCAACAATTCAACGGACCGACATAGTTTTCATCGATACCGGAAGGCAAAAAATCGAACCCGACGGAATTTGGGCCCTCGACTACGGGCTCGGTCGCACTCTTAAGCGGGTTTCAGTTGAAAGGGTCGACGGCAATCTGCGGTTTGTCCTAAAATCTGACAATAAAGCATACCCGGACCAATCGTTCGGCCCTGAGGAAGTCACTATCTTTGGTCGTTATGTTGGCCGGTTTTCGGTCTTTTGAATCGCCTACCCTAATAAACAAGGCCCGCATTGCTGCGGGCCTTTTCATTGTCGGCAATTGAAAAAGGTTAGAACCCGCTGCCGAAGTGGTAGTTGATACCACCCTTGACGCTATGCGTGGTCAGACCAAGGCTGTTGCCGCCGGCAATATTGTAGTTCTCGGAGCCGTAGTCGGCATACATGTACTCTGCCTTAGCCGACCATGCCGGCAAGAACATGTATTCGAGACCGCCTCCGACCGTCCAACCAGAGTGCACCTTGCTCTCCGAAACGTTCAAGCCAAGCGCGCTGACCGAAACGCGGTTGTCGGCCCAGGCGTAGCCGCCCTTAGCGTAGAAGAGCGCGGCACCGGCGGTCACACCAAGGCGCCCCGTGACGCTGCCGAAGGAGCGAATCTTGTCTTCGATTGTGACCGGGATGAACCCGACAAATCCGGTTTCTCGATACTTAACATCAGATCCGGCGGCGTCGACTTCCAGACTCCAAAGCCACATGCTACCTGGAGTCTGCCAGTTGTAGCCGATCGTGCCGCCGCCAAACCCGCCTTTGATGTCGGTCGACGACGTGGCGACGCCCCCGGTGCTGATCTGGTCCGACCATGAGTAACCGCCCATGGCGCCAACATAGAACCCGGACCAGTTGTACATCGGCGACGTCACCGGCGGAGCTTTAGTGTACGTCCGCGGAGCCATGTCAGCGGCCGAGGCCGTCCCGGTCAACGCCATCAGTGCACCGGCTGCAAACAGAATGCTTTTCATAAAAATACCCCTTGTTTGGATTCCTAGCGAAACGAGCCCAACACAGGGAAACTGGCAACACAACGATGGGAGTGGCCCGGGAAAGCGCAATTACTGAGCGAGTTGCACAAACGTCACGGAAAAATGGCGTTTCCGACTCCCCTAAAAGAACAAAGCGGCATTTACTTACATATTTCGTGTTGAAATTATCAACATGTATCGTGTACGTTTCACGTGAAACCACGGGAGATGTACACGATGACACGCCAACACCGCTGCAACCGCCTTCCCGCCGCCCCCTCGACCATCCGTACCCAAGCCGCCGTATCGTCGTTGATCGCCACTTCGATGGTGCAGCCGCGGGCAGGACTCACCGGCGCCGCCGCTGTCGCCCAGCTGGCGGACGACATGCGCCGCAGCGAGAGCATCACCCGCGACGACCTCGAGACGCTTGGCTGGACGTCGGGCCAGCTCGACGCCCTGGCTGGCAAGGCGCGCACCCGCGCCCAGCGTCTGGCCGGCGCATCCGCATGACCGCGCAGCAGCAAGCAGATCAGATGCTGGGCGCTTATCAGGCGGCCTGCTACGCGACCCGGCACCTGCCGGCCGCGCTCCGCGAGCGCGTCATCGACGACGCCATTTTGCTTGCCGCCAACAGCAACAGCGCGCCCTCGGACGCGCTGTTTGATGCCCAGATCGCCGCCGTCCGGGGCGTGATCGGCGCGGCGGACATGGCATGATCAAGATGATGGCAGAGGAAGTCGCTGCCCTGATCTCGCTGGTGGCGTTCTGCGGCATGATCGCCGTCTGGGCGATGGTGATGTCATGAGGGTCCGACCGCTTTCCCCGGTTCAGCGGCAGTGTGTCATTGAGGCGACTATCGAGCCGCTGGCGCCCTATCCGCGCGGCTATGCCCGCACAAAAACTGGCCCGTTCTTTGATGCGCGGACGGTCCATTACCTAGTTCTGCGCGGCGACCTTCGCATGATCAAGGAGCGGGTCGGCGCGCATTTCCGCAGCGTTACAGCGAGGGCAGCATGACCACACAAGCAGAGCGCGATCAGCTCGCAGACATGGTGCTGGAGATGCTGGAGCATCGACCGGAAGGCGTCTTTGGCAAGCCCGACGCGCGCATCGCGATCGTTGTCGCAGCTTCGGCGGTGCGCCGCGGACGACACCTGACCGAGCAGGAGCAGTTGATCAACCTCGCAAACGGAATCGAAGAGCCGATCGAAGGCGACACGCCGGAAGACATCGCCAGCAGCAAGGCCTTGGCCGATCGCATCCGCCGCGCCGCAGGCGTGGTCACGTCTCAGGACCGAGGCCAACCATGACCCGGCGCGCGCCACGCACCCTGGCCGACCTGCCGCTGTTCGCCTCCGATGAAGATCTTGGGGAAGCCGTGCTGGGCTACGACCGCCGCGGCGAGTTTCACGGCTATGCCGAGTTGTGCGAACGAGCGGGAATGCCCAAGATCAGCGCCTTTTGGGGCGGCCGGTACGTTCCGGCGGTCAAGGCCTTTCTCGACAGCGAGAACGGCCTGGCCGACGAAGCTCCGATGGCACCGAACGGGTTGGAGGGGAAATGGCCGAGCAAGACAAACGTCCGCAAGCTCCGGGCCTGAAATGGCGCGCGCGGCGCAATGGCGCTGCAGTGCCGTATTGGTTTGCCGATCCTCGCGCGATCGCCGCCGGTTATCCGGTCAAGGCGGCCAACCTTTCCGAATACGCCGCGCACCCAGCGCGCCTCATTGAGCGCGCGCAGCGCCTACAGGCTGAGATGCTGCGCTGGGTTGCCGGCCATCGCACCAGCGCCGCTCGCTACGATGGCACGTTCAGGTCGCTGTTGGAGGTGTATCAAACCGACCCCGAGAGCCCATTCCGCACATCGCTGAAGCGCGGCACCGTCAAGGTTTACGTCATCTACCTCGAAAAACTGATCCAGCACATTGGCGACTTGCGCATAGATCGCGCCGATGGACGCGATGTGCGGCGCTGGTTTGCACAATGGCGAACAGTCGACGGGAAGCCAGATCGCGACCAGCTGGCCGCCGCTCGGATGACCCTCGCCGTCCTCAAGGCGGCGCTGTCGTTCGGCATCATCTGTCGGGCGCCGGGCTGCTCAGCCTTCAAGGAAATTCTCAGCGAGATGGAATTCGACGACGTCCGGCCGCGCAAGTTCGCCCCGACCGCCGAGCAGATCGCCGCCGCGCGCCAGGCCGCACACGACCACGGCGCGCCGCTGCGCGCACTCGCCTACGCCATCCAGTTCGAGACTACGCTGCGCCAATGGGACATCCGGGGTCAGTGGCTGCCGTTGTCCGATCCGCGGCCGAGCGCCGTGATCGCCGGAGAGTGGAAGTGGGTCGGGCTTACCTGGTCCGCAATTGACGGCGACCTCATCCTAGCAAAAGTGCGCCCGACCAAGACCGAGGACACATCGGAAGTCGAAGTCTCCTTCGATCTGGCCGTCTGCCCGATGGTCGTCGAGGAATTGGCCAAGATCCCGCCGGAGGCGCGCGTCGGCCCGCTGATCGTCAACCCGAACACCGGTTGGCCCTACCATAACCGGGCTTTCGAAATGGGCTGGCGCAAGGACTTCAAGGCCGCGGGAATGCCCGAGGGTATGTGGAACCGCGACCTGCGCGCCGGCGGTATCACCGAGGGTGGCAAGGCCGGCGCGTCGAAGGACGACCGCCGCAAACTGGCGGGCCACACCAAGGAAGAGACAACCGAGATCTACGATCGCGACATGGTCGAGGCGCATCGTCGCGTCATGGCGTCTCGCAAGATTTTTAGGGCCAAGAACACCCCATAA